AGGTTAGCAGCAACACTATAGTAGTCCTTATCTTCTTTGTGAGTAGCAAGAACTTTTCCTAAATTGTTTTTCTGCTCAATAAGTTTATTCAATTGATCCTGTTCTTTACTGGAATTATTCTTACCATCAAGAATAGATTGAATCTCAGATTCAAGTTCTTTGACCTGCTTACGCATGTGATTGATCAGACCATTGTTTTTATCAATCAGATTATTATGAACTTGAATGTCAGCGGAGACTTGTTTGAATTCATTGATCTGATCTTTAACTTCAGTGATCTGTTCTTCAAGAACTACCCAAGCATCTTGTGTTTCTTTGATTGAGTTATTGTTGCTAGCAATCTTATCAAGTTTAAAACGCTCATCCAATCCCTGCTTACAGGTAGGGCAACTATCATTCTCAGAGTAGAACTTATTTTCTTTATTAAGATTGAAAATTTTATTTTCAAATTTTACTTTAAATTCTTTTAAATTATCATACTTATTTGATAATTTTGTGCTGTCAAATAAGTCAGCATTACGCCTAGAAATATACGAACTATACTCCTCATTCTTTTGGAGCAACTCGTCACTCTGTTGGTTCCAGTGATCAATCTTCACCTTCTTATCGGCAATAATATTATCGCTCTGTGTCTCAAGTTCCTTAATCAGGTCCTCTTGTATTTCAATGCGATGCTTAACGAGGTCAACATCTTTCTCAACGAATCGAATATCATCATTAAGTTGCTTCATACGATCTTTGAGATTAGTATTCATAGTAGAGAATACCTGAATATCTAAAAGATCTTCAATGATCTCACGGCGAGATGCCAAAGGAAGTTGCATGAAGGGAACGAATGTAGATGAACCCAATACAACAATCTGAGTGAAAGATTTAAAGTTTAGTTTCAGAATGTTTTGCTCAAGAAACTTTTGCTGATCACCAGTAGCAGCATCTTGATTCATCATCTCACCGTCGATATAAACCTCAAACAAATTAGGTTTCATACCACGGATGACTTTGTATTTACGCTTACCGACAGAAAACTCAACTTCAACACAGCAATCTTTACCGTTGATAGTATTAAGAAGTTGTGGTTTATTGATCTTGCGGAAAGGTTTGTTGAACAAAACAAATGTCAGGGCATCCAGAAGAGTGCTCTTACCAGCACCATTCTTCCCGATGATCACATTGTTAGTGTGAGTATTCAGAGTAATTTCGGTAAAATTATTACCACTAGACAAAAAGTTTTTATAGCGAATAGTTTCAAAGGTAATCATATGTCATTATGAGATGGTGGGATAATAAGTTCGTCTGGTGAAACTACGGTATAAAGATAACCTGTTTCTTCACACATTTCAATCATGGATTCAGCATCCACTTCTACTGAGACTAACTGCGGAAAATCATCTGCTTCCAGTAGTCCAGCAAATCTTTCGGCGTCCTCTACCTCACTGAACAACAAAAGAATTCTATCATCATTGCTGTTAGATATGGCATACGCTCCCTCGTTCTCCTTGCCCTTCAGGCATAGAATGTACATTACACAACCTCCAGTGCCTCCACATACAACGACTTCATGATCTCCTTGAGTCTACCACTATCTAGGTTGGTATTGAGTTCATCTACATACTTTTCTAAGATTGTAAGAGTGTCCTCATGCTCCAGTTGAATGTCATCATCTTCATCCTCAGCATCAGCAGAGAAGTCTTCGATGATCTTAAGATCAAGAACAACATCCTGTAAAGCATTAACGAGGTAATCAAATCCAGTATAGTCTGTTTTATTTTCTACAACTAATTTAACTACTGTGTCCTTGTACTTATCAAAGTCGAGATCATAATATTCATTCTTAGTATCATCATAAAAAATCTTATGAAACATCTCATAAGGATTTTTGATATAAGTTAACTTAAGAGTATCAGTATCAAAGATATGGAAACCACGCTCGTCTGCGTAGTCATTCCAGTACATCTGATACGCATTGCCAAGATACTTAATGTTACCCTTCTGACTCTTAGTATGGAAGTGTCCAGACATCACCAGTTCAAACTTAGAGAACTCTCCAGTCTGACGACCGTGATTACAAACATAAGTAGGATTGGTTTTGAATCCTTCCATCTCCAAGTGTCCCAGAACAACTTGAGCATCAGTAGTATTCAGAAGATCTACTGTTTGCTTTTCGTTCTGATCACAGATCCAGGGGAGATAGATTAGTTTACGACCATCAATAGTAACTTCAGATGGTTCTGTGTATACACGAAGGTTCGAATATTCCTGTAGCAAACACTCCAGAGAATTGATCTCCAGAGTGTTCTTATAGAAAGCATCATGATTACCGACCATGAGATCACAGGTGATACCCATGCTCTCAAGAGGAGTGAAGATATTTTTCTTTGACCAATTCAGACTCCAGAAATCAATAGTACGACGAATATCAAACACATCACCCAAATGAATGACATGCTTGATATTTTTCTTCTTTAATGTAGGGAAGAAAATCTCATTATAAAATCTCAAAAAGTAATCATGATAATCTTGATTGCCTTTCTTGAATCCATAATGTGTGTCAGTAATCAGGGCAACTTTCATTTTCTAGTTTTTTGTTCAATGTTTTGTTTGATACCGTTGTAGTCTGAAGAGGAGAAGTTTAATTCGTTCCTGTCAGCATGAAGGACTTCATCATAACCTGAACGCTCAAGAATTTTGTTCTTGATTTCTAATTGTTTCTTTTCTTTCTGAATCCTTCTCAGGAAAGCATAGTAGATAATCTGAGTAAAGTATGCGAATGGATTACCACGGTCAGGATCAAAGTTATCGATGTACTGAACGCAGTTCTCAATACCATCACTGATCATATCCTCACGGAAAGGATAGTTGATGAAGTTAGGACGGTAAGAAAGGTGAGTCGCAATTTTCAGGAAGCATTCTCCGATATAATTAGGAATCATAGGGCGGGTTGTGCCCTCTGTCAATGCTGCTTCAACTTTCTTTTTGTAAACAGCAAGGGCAGATAAGAATTCCTTATTGTCTACATAATGCTCTGGCTTTTTCTTGACTCTCATTTGTTTTCATTTTCCTTTGTTTAGTGTACTGATATTATAACATCATAATTAAATTTCAGCAACACTTCAAATGCATTTTATATTTCCCGAAATAGTAGTTCCTACATTACCAGAAGTTACTTGATGTGGCAACCATGAAGGAAATAAAATCATATCACCAGTTTTTAATTTTGGTTTATACATAACTGGAAAATCTTTTGAATCATTATGATGACATTGATTTAATATACCAGTCATATTTGGATTAAGAAATTGTGTCCTCGAAACTTTAACTGTTTCGTAAATCACAAAACTCCAATTTGTTACTGAATGAATATGATAGTCCTGAAAATCGTCAAGATTATATTTGTTTCTCCATATCCCACAAAATTGAATACCTTCAATCGGATCTTTCAATTGCTCAAAACATTCTGATATTTTTTCAGTGAGGTACAGTAGTGTTTCTTTGGGAGCATTCAATCCAGATGAAAATGTACTCTGCACTCCACTCTCCCATGTTTTTTTATAAGGTGCATCTGGAATATTAATTCTATTCAAATCAACTTCAATTTCAAAAATAGGAATTTCAAAGATACTTTTCTTCATGGGCTTGACAACATTGGATTATGTGTGTAGAATAACTCTGTTAAGGTTCAAGATCAATAATAGCTTTAATACTTCTTGAATAGATTTTCAAAACTAGATCGTGCTTCTTTGATCGTACAGCGGTATCCGTTGTACTTTTTTTTATCTCTAGATCTTTTTTGTTTTTCAAAGAACTCTTTTTCATGTTGGTTGATCTCATTAACTGCTTTTTTGTAATGAGACAATCCTGGTTCAATGAGTTCATTAATTGTAATTATTTTAGAATCATTGATGAAGAAGAAATTGTCAGTTGATGATTTAATCCATTTGGATAATTTAATACCAGATGCTTTTACATCCTCCATGAGATCTTCTAAGATACTCATGTCCTCTAGTATCAGAGGATTATGTACTATCAAACCTTCATTGTGAATTTCAACATGACCAACAATTTCTTCTCCAGTCATCAATTTGATTGTGGCGAAAAAACTATCATTCATTTTTTTATGTTTACTGGGATGATTTCGTAATTAAATTGCTCCTCATTGTAAACTTTAATTCTTTCTTTGAGATGATTCAATGTGTAATTAACATAACTACCTTTTGAAAAATCATCAGCAATATCATATAGAACTGCTTGTGATTTGTTATCTCCTTTCCTAAGGACTCTTCCAATAGATTGAAGGTTCCTAATTCTTGATTTACTTGGAGAAGCGAAAATAATGTTGTGGAGATTTTTAATATTGATACCCGTGGAAAAGGTTCCGTAGGAAGCAATGATAACGCAGTTATCATTGACCTCTGCTAATTGTCTAATTTCTTCTCGTTCCGATGCTTCAATACCACCGTGAACAAAGAACACTTTCTTGGTATCTCCGATGGTACTATTTATCAGATCGAAAAGGGGTTCCCCGTGCTT